ATGTTATAGGGGGGTGTTACAAAATGAGGGTAGTGAAGCTGGGGGGACGAGGCTGACTGTGCAAAACACAGCGCAGCGCGCAGCCGAGAGGAGGTAAGCGAAAAGATGGTCATATCCCCCCAGTGGGGTGAGATATAGCCAAAAACTTGACATTGCCAAGAAACTAGAGGACAATGCTTCACATGGACGGCGCAAAACGCATACGGCGCAAGCGTGACAGTCCATATATCAGAAAGGAAACAACATGGCTAAAAAGCCTGTAATAGCAAACGTGGCGGCGACTTTGCCGTTCACCGATGAACAGAATGGTTATATGATGGATGCGTTTCGAGCCGTGGCCAATGCGGATGATGCGCTGAAAATGGCTGCTGAAGCATTGTATGAAGGTAACATTGATGCTTCGATGTTCTATACGCTGTCGTCGCCGGACGAAAAGGTGATGAAGGAACGAAAAGCGGCCTTTTCCGAACAATCGGCGGCGCATGTCCGTAAGCTGGCATGTATTGCCAAGTTTGGTGAGCAAGGTTACAAACTTATGGTTATGCACCCCGATCTTCGACCGAAAGCGCAAAACGAACAATTCCGCGAAATTAAAGTATGGGTGAATAAAGCAGTGGAAAGTTTGGCTAAACTGCTGCAAGGCATAGCTGATAGTGAAAAAGACAAGCACGGCGACGCGACAAAGCGCGCTGCTAACAGCTTGCTGGAATGGCTAGATGAAAATCTGGCGAAGATTCAAAAAACTGTGTTGGTGACGAAAAAGCAGCAGGACATATCCGCCGCAGATGCAGCTCTCGAAATTAGAGCGCTGCGCAAGCGGCTGGTGGAATTGAAACCAGCCAAGTAGTTTTCAGCCGCCCTTCGGGGCGGCTTTTTTTTGCCCTGCGTTTGTCGAATTTGCCCCTGATGGGGCATTGAAGCCTGTTCCCACAGTGCAGAGGAGTAGCCGGAGGACGCAGTCGGCGCAGGCTACCTAACAACCAAAGCTGGCGATATCTACCCTGTTAAGGGACAAATGACCAAACCCTCTAAACAACCTTGAGACCTGTTCCTACAGAGCAGAGGAGTGGCGATATGGGCAGCGGAGTGGGGGAAATCGCCCGAGGGGGGCTGGCTGCGTTTGTTGTATGCTGCGTGCAGCATACAATCTTTTTTGGCGTTTTGTCAAGCCTTTTTTGAAAATATTTGCCAAGTTAATTTTTAGGTCGTTAATAGGATGTAGTTTAAGGCGAAAAAATTAAATGTGATCTGGTAGACGATCTGAAATGAAAAAAATGACGAAAAATTGCTCAAAAAATAGGCAAAGTTCACTAAAATAGCCTAATGTTCAGTGTATTGTTCCGAGTCATGTCGTTGATTTTGCAGGGATGTTCAATTGTTCCTATTGTTTTCGGGTTTTGAGGGCCTAAACGAATAATTTTTGCGGCGCGCAGCCTCCCCAATTCCCACAGAACAATGTAACACACAAAAAAAATTCCCCACGAGGGCATAAATTTCCAAAAAACAGTGAACATTATGAACAATACCCCTCCATCTATCTATCTATCTATCTAAAATTATTATTATTATTATTATATATCAGTAACTTACACACACCACACAACCCACTGCCTTTCACCCCTCTATTGTTCCGTCCAATTTTTTCGCCGCCGAACAAAGGAAACATTCCTTGCTAATCAAGCACTTGCAGCGGAACAAAACAAAACAGTGTCGAACATCCCTCACAATGCGCCTGCATTACACCCCGATTACATCCTCACTTACCCCTCTCCAGACCCTTATTACCAAAACGCCCTTTCCCAGACCGACTAACTATTGACGAACCCCCCATATTGTGTTATAATATATATATACGCTGGGAAACCACTCAGCAGACACGCTCTTTAACATCGTGTCGCGCTTACGCGACACATTTGGATTTTTTACCTGACTAGTTGTTATGCCGACCGGCGTGCTGTTGCACGTGCATAGGAAGGCTGAATGCGCGGGCTTTGCCCTCGCTTTGTGCGGTTTAACCGGCTCCACAATGTAATAGTCCCCGCAGACATCAAAGAGACTCCCTGCATTGCGTAATCCGTAACGAAGCACTAATAACAAGTAGAACTAGCAACGGGCAGCATAGCGGCTACGTCAGGTGCAGTAAGGTATCGGGTAATGTGGTGTAGGACTGCCCAATGGCGTTCTTTTAGCGTTGGTCGAGCAACCAAGCGGTGTGGTGTGACAGGCTCCCGCTTCCGATATCTCTGCGGGAATGGTTTAGCTGCGTCTAGGCCATTCTTTGTGGGTGAACCTATTGAACTGGTAGATAACGCCAGAACCCAAAACAAAACAGACTAAGCGAAGCAAAGATAAACCAACCGGCTAGAAGCAAGGCCAGTGCGGTTGGGGGAGTGTAGTAAGTGTAGTAAGTGTAGTAAGTGTAGTTTTAAAGAAGTGCCCCCGACTGCACGAACAATGTTTCTAAACCGTAACACAACAAGGAGGTGTGAAATGAAAGAGTATCTGATTGCTGCGTTGTTGTTGCCAGTCATTTGGCTGGCGTTGTGCGTGTTGTTTTCTTTTGGAGGGTGAAATGCAAGAGTTGAACTGCTGTTGGTGTGGCGACGACGTAGAACCGCGTCGATGGGAGTTAGGGTATCGCTGCTGTCTATTCTGCGGCGAGGAAATTGCAAGGCAAGAAAGGAAGGGCTGGTGCATTGCCCCGATGCACAAGAGCAACTACATGCTCATCACGGACAGGCAAGACCTGAAGGGGCTAAACAACAAAGGAGGGTTAGTGAAATGAGCAAGATGGTGGAGGGGGCGCCAGCACTGCTGGCTAAGCTGAAGAAAGAATACGCGGACGCGATGCGTGACAAGAAAGAGTCGTTCATGTTCGACACGGGTGACGGCGAAACCGAGTTGTTGGCTGCGTACGCTAGGTATCTGATTGATTTTTTGGAGACACGATGGGGGATGAAATAAAACCCAAACCGAAACAAAACCTAACAATGTTAGGTAAACCGACCCCCGCAACACCACAGACACTGCCTAAAACATGGCCGTTCACAAAAACCAAGCCGCTGACCGAGCGGCAACTGCAAGAACAATCCCTGCGGGAAGCTGACCCCGCACCCTTTTAATCACAGGAGAACGAGATGAAAGAATGGAGGCTGGAGTTTTACCGCACAAGCCAAGCCGCATCGTATGAAGATGCAAAGAAAGATGGCGCGGTGCGGTGGTATCCGGTGGATGAGCCGCAAGACTTCTACGACAGCATGCGTGTAGGCCACATCGGTGACTTGATGGATGTGATCGACGTAGCAGTTGAGATGATGGATGCGGGCGAGGAGATTGAATACGTCCTGCTCTGTGACGGTGAGGTTTTTAAACGTGAACTGGTAACCCCAAGGAGAACGAGATGAACCAAGCAACAACGCGCCAACTGACCCTAGACCTGCAACCCCCGCGTATCATCTGGCAAGTGCAGGTATCCCGATCACCCACAACAAAGTCTGCATACAAAAACAGGGTGACCACAGACAAAGCATCACAAGCCATACTCTACTATCACGGAATCAACGTAGGGTATGGATACAAAAAGCGGCTGATCAAGATCGAAGGTAAGAAGCGGCTGGTGGTAGCAAAGCAATACTCATAAACCTGCCTAACAGTGTTAGGCAACCACAACACAGGAGACTCAAATGAAAGCAACAAACCAAATCAAAGAAAAGCGTATCGTGATCGTGCAACAAGGCTGGATATTTGTAGGTGAGTATTTTTTTGACCCCGAGCTTAACTGTGTGCATCTTGATGATGCATCCTGCATCCGTGTCTGGGGGACTACCGCCGGTCTGGGCCAGCTTGCCCTGAAGGGTAAACAGAAAGAAACGGTGCTTGACTACTATGGGGTGGTTGATGCGCCGTTGAGCAGTGTGGTGGCTACGCTCATGTGTAACCCTGAAGTATGGAAGTAGCACAACGCAACAAGAAGTGAGGTGTTTATGCTGCATAAGCTAAACGGCTACGGCTACGGCTACGGCAACGGCTACGGCTACGGCTACGGCTACGGCAACGGCGACGGCTACGGCGACGGCTACGGCTACGGCTACGGCTACGGCAACGGCGACGGCGACGGCAACGGCAACGGCTACGGCAACGGCGACGGCGACGGCAACGGCAACGGCGACGGCGACGCTTCTATCCCTGACGAGATAGATTTATTAATACGACTCGCAGCAAAATTTTTATTAACCACAACAGGAGAACATCATGGCAATGGGTAGTTACACAAACAAAAACATCGACCGCATCAACAACTATGAAGCGGCAAAGAATCGGTATGAATCTATTAAACCCTTGCGTGGAAACTCCGAGGATATCCGACCACTAGGCCCACGGCGTTATACGCATATAAGGATAGATAAGTGGGTGGAAGGAGATCAAACCCTATACAGCACAACACTCTACAACACCCGCCTCATAACCTACTACCCCGACGATAGTATGCGGATTCAAAACGGGGGGTGGGGAACACCCACAACGCAAGGTGTGTTCAATGAAGTGTTGCCGCGCGGTATGTATATCGAAGGCTGCAAGACCATGCGGCTTGTGGTGCAGACAGCGGAAGGAACACGCAAATACCTGCTGCCCGAGGGCGGGTTGGTTCTTACACGTGAACGGATTCCACAAAACCCCGAGCGCGAGAAGTTTTACGCTATCAACCGTAGGAAGAACAAAGAAGTGATGCGCCAGTATTCAAACTTCTTCGCGTGGGCTAAGGGTTACTTGTCCTTACGTGACCACGTGATACCGGTGAAAGAAACAGATGCGGTATACGCAAGTGCATATAAAGACTATGAGTTTGTGCAAAGTCTCTGCATACATCACACCTTCAAAGCCGAGAAAAAAGTAGCGGCACGGGCAATGTTGTTGAATATGATTGTTAACAAAGAGGAGGAAAACTACGAAGCTTACATCAACGCCGTTGCGTTATTCGCCAGAGTTTGCGGTAGCTTCACGTTTATGCGAGCAGACGACGGCCACGGCCATAGACTAACACTTGACAATCTCAAGAAATGTATTGTAAAATTACATTTACCAGAAGTAGTAGAAGTAACAGTATTACCCGCAGGCCAAGCAGCAAAGCGTTCACCCTATGCAATGTGGATGAACGGATGGATTAAAGACGTATATACAACCAGCAACACAACCACAACCGCGCTCACAGCGCAAACAACCGCCTAACATTGTTAGGCATCACACAGGAGAAATAAAAATGGCTACACTGAATCTCAACACGCAAGTAACGCTCAAGCAAGCGGCGAATCTTATCGCCCAAGTTCCGCAGAACAGGTTTCTTCTGCAAGGCGAGCCGGGCATCGGCAAGACCGCACTGCTCGACACCCTGAAGTCCCTGCTGCCTGAACACGAAGTAGCTTACGTTGACGTGCCCAATCTTGATCTTGGCGATATCTGCATGCCGGTGATTAAGCACGAAACCAAGACCACGACGTATTACCCGAATGAGCGGTTTAAGATTCATACGGGTAAGCCCACCATCATCTTGCTTGACGAGTTTACCAAGGGCAGCGAGCCGGTGAAGAACATGCTGCATCCGATGCTCAACGAAGGACGGCTTGGTGATGTGATGCTGCATCCCGATACTATTGTGTTTCTAACCGGTAATCTGGGTAGCGATGGTGTGGGTGACTTATTGAGAGCGCATAGCCGCAACCGTATCTCGACTATCCATGTCCGTAAGCCCAACGCCGAGGAATGGATCAACTGGGGTATCGACAACGGTATTGCGGAAGAGTTGCTCGCTTTCTCCCACCAATACCCCCATTGCTTCGCATCTTATCTGGACCCCGCACAGGCGGACAATCCGTATATCTATCAACCGAAGAAGAATCAAATGGCGTTCTTTTCCCCGCGCTCTGCTGCCAAGGCATCTAACATTGTTAAGGCCCGCAAGAATCTGGATGCCGAGTCGGTTATCGCTGCATTGACCGGCACGTGCGGTGAAGCGTTCGCCAGAGACTTCCAAGCGTATCTGGAATTCAGTGATCAGTTGCCGACTAAGGAAGCCGTGTTGAAGAGTCCAACCACTACGCCGATTCCTACTTCTCCGGCGGCGCAGTCGATCATTGTGTTCGGTGCTATCTCGTGGATTGAGAAAGCAACCTTGCCGTCGTTCCTGAAGTATCTGCAACGCTTCCCCGTGGAGTGGCAAGCCGTGTTCGCCGTCAACGTAGCCAAGAGCAACAAACAATCGCTGGCGTTCACCTGCAAGGAGTTCAGTAGCTGGGTGACCTCTCACCAGCACTTGTTTTGATAGGATGTTTACGGTATAATAACCCACTAAAGGAGGCACATTATGGCTAAGAAATACAACTTTGGTGTGGCAGAGGCAAACCGTAGACGTATTAAACACGGCGGCGCGGTTGATTTTAGGTTAGGTAAACGCAATACCCTTTATAGGATATGGGTAGGCATGAAGGGTAGGTGTTTAAACCCCAACGATACTAGATACGCCCGTTACGGAGGACGTGGCATAACCATATGTGCTAGGTGGGTTAATAACTTTGAAAACTTTCGCGCCGACGTTGGGGAAAAACCCAAAGGAAAAACGCTTGAACGTATCAACAATAACCTAGGTTACTACCCTAACAATGTTAGATGGGCTACCCCTAAAGAGCAGGCTAACAATAGATACACCAACGTATTTATAACCCACGAGGGTATGACTATGACGCTCTCACAATGGGCTACATATAAGGGGTGGAAATATGGACTTATTGCAAGTAGATGGACAAAAGGGTTGCGCGGGGCTGAATTATTAGCGCCTAGGCAGCATAAAGAACATAACTTAACCATTACATACCAAGGAAAATCAAAAACTATGCGTGAATGGAGTAAGTCTACGGGCATTAAATATCAAACCTTGTATTACCGCTACAACAAAGGCATGCGCGGAGATAGGCTGTTCAAGAAAAAGTAATTAGCGGTCTTAATTTAGACAACAACCCATTAACAAAACAACCACATGGAGAACAATATGGAAGCAACACCTGATAAAGAATTACGGCGGTTACAAAAGGCGCATGTGACCTTGATGCGCAACCCGCTGTTTGCGTTTTATTCCGGCATCTTGATGGTAGGCAAGTCCGAGATTGTGGACGACATACCTACGGCGGCTACGAACGGACGCGATGTGTATTACGGGCGTAACTTCATCAAGGAGCTTAGTGACAAGGAGTTGCCCTTCGTCGTGCTGCACGAAGCAAGCCACAAGATGTATCGGCATCTGACGGTGTGGCGCAAGTTGTATGACGAGAATCATCAACTTTCTAATGCGGCATGTGACTACGTGATCAACATCGAGTTGCATGACTTGGACCCCGAGCAGAAGGTTATCGCCATGCCTAAGATGGGATTGATCGACCCGCAGTATCGCGGCATGACCAGTAAGCAAGTCTACGATCTGCTGAAAAAGAAAGGTGGCGGTGGCGGTGGTGGTTATGGTGGTAAGGGGTTCGACGAGCATGACTGGGAGGGCGCTAAGGGATTGACCGAAGCCGAGAAGGAGGAACTTGGTAAGGAGATCGACCGCGCTATCCGGCAGGGGTTGATTGCCCAGAAGAAAGTAGGCAAGGAGAAGGGTAGCGGTAGCCGTGAACTGGAGGAGTTGCTCGAAGCGAAAGTGGACTGGCGCGAGGAACTGCGTGATCTGGTTAAGAGCGTATGTAGAACGAAAGATAAGAGTTCTTGGCGGCGCGTTAACCGCAGGTTCTTGGCCGGTGGTGCGGGTTCATCTGATACCTACATGCCAAGCATGATCGGGGAGACGATAGGGCGCATCTCGGTTGCTGTCGATACGTCAGTCTCTATCGGTAGTGAACTGAAGGACTTCATGAGCGAGGTTAAGTTTCTGGCCGAGGAGTTGCGCCCTGAAGGTATCGACTTGCTGTATTGGGGTTCAAGCGTAGTCGGACACGAGACGTATGGCATGACTGAGTTAGACGGTTTGATTAGCAGCACTAAACCTAAATGCGGTGGCGGCACAAGCCCAAGTTGCATCACCGACTATATCAACACCAACAAACTTAACCCCGAGGTCTGCATTGTCTTGACTGACGGCGAGGTAGGTAATGACTGGGGTGGGCAGTGGCCGGTGCCGGTGTTGTGGTGTGTCGTAGGTAATCGCAAGGCAACAAGCACGACCGGTCGGACTATTCACATTGATAAAAACTAGGGGGTAGTATGAAACCGAAAGCAGTAGTTACATCAGGTTGGCATAAACTTGTGATGGACTTGGACGATGCAATTACGTTCGCAACCTTACTGGCTAAGGCAGAAACATGGGAAGAGAAGTGGGTAAGTTCCAGTGATTCCCCTACGGGGGAAAGTTTTACCAAGTTTCATGTCTACCCCAGTAACACCGAGCCGACCCTTACAGTAATAACAGAAGAGAAATACAACGTAGCAAAACTCGCAGGTAAACCCGAGAAGTAAACACAAGGAGACTATCATGAGCATATCCGCATCCGCAGTATTGGTTGACCTTAACATCTCTATCTGGACTGCCCGTAAGCTGGATAGGAAAGTGTCCGAAGAGATCAACGTAGCAAAAAACACAACCGCTAACGCGGGTAACTACAGCAAGAATCTGCTCGCAGGTTCTAACACCTTGGCCGAGATCAATAAGTATGCGGCGGGTATTCGGCACTGGCACAACACACAGACTCTTCCGTGGTCTGATAACGGCACGCGTATGTTGCCGATGGCTAACTTCATGGACTACAAGCAAGGACTCAACACACGAGTGCAGACGCTTGAGCTTATGTTCGACAAGTTCTTCGCGGAGTATCCGACGCTTGTTAATGACGCGGCTAACAAGTTAGGTGCTCTATTCGATGTTAACGAGTATCCCGCGCTCGATGCAGTTAAGTCCAAGTTCCGGTGCAAGTATGTGTTTAGCCCGATGCCGGAAGCCGGAGACTTTCGCGTGGATGCGGAGAACAGCATCAAGCAGGAGTTGCAAGCCCAGTATGAGCAAGAGAAGAACGACAAGATTGCCGAGGCGATGAACGACGCGTGGAACAGGCTTCATGAAGTGCTGCTGCACGTGTCCGAGCGCATGGAAGATACCGTCGATGAAAGTGGCGAGAAGGTGCGTAAGAAGTTTCGTGATTCGGTGCTTGAGAATCCCGCCGAGCTTTGTGGTCTCTTGACCAAACTTAACATTACTAATGATCCGCATTTGGAGGATGCGCGGAAGATGTTGGAGGCAAGTATCGCAGGAGTGGATATCAAGGCTCTGCGTGATAGTGAAGCTGTTCGTGTAGAAGTTAAGCAGAAAGTGGACAACATCCTTAAGAAGTTTAACTGGTAAGGAGATGCAATGAGACACCCGCACGATTGGGAAGAAGCACTCAACGATGTGATTGACGAGAAGAAAGAAGTGTTGGATGCGCTCGATAACATTGTTAGTTTGTGGGAGGTAGAAGCAAGCATGTCAGAGATAGAAAACGCGATGGTAGCTGCGCGTCGAATCGTAGATAAACACACGACACAGGAGAACGAGCATGAAATTCGTTAACATTGATTTACCCAACGTAACACTCGCACCCCGGCGCAGAGAGTTGGGGTGGTATGACAACAAGGAGCTATGGTTACAGGAGGAATTGGTGCCGCTCATTAAGATGCTGGCAATCAAGAAACCCGACTGGACGTTTGAGTGCCAAGACTACGTGAATCAGACTAGTCCCAACGCCGTAATCTTTACTGACGTAATCGTTAAAGAACGTAACCGTAAGGCTGGGCATATCGACATAACGCATGTCTACCGGCGCCTCAGGCGGGTGATGAGGTATCGGGTTATACATGACAGCATTAAGAAAGAAAGAGGGGATCAGCATACGTTGACTACATCTAAAGTAGATCAGGCGTTTAAACTGGCGCTTAAACACTTCGGGGCCAAGACTGATGCTCAGGTGCTGGATGAGAAGAATAATGAAATTACTCAGGCGTTCAGAAGCGTATCCGGTCAGAACTCCGTATCGGGAGTAGTGCAAAAATACATTGGATCCGTGGCGGGGAATAAACTGTTTAGCCTTATGTCAACATATATCCAAAACCACGAAAAAGATTTTATGTCCATGCTACCTACAGATTTGCATAAAACCTACACCGACTATTTCCAAGGGTTTGATAAACATAAAATTGTTCATACAGTGACGCAACAATACGAAGACAAAAAAACAATCATGGTATTTATTGACAATGACAAATGGCGTATATACAATCTGCATGGAACTTGCGATCATGAAACATATAATTCTGATAGCGACGATATCCCCGAGCATGTTCGCCGTAAGGTGGGTATGTTAAAACTCGTGGATAATCAGCACGTGATTGCGAATGTGGGTTACCGTATGAATGAAACGTCGTTCCTGATTACATCAGCCGACGCACCGGAGAATGAATAATGGCAACCACACCGGAAGGTAAAGTCAAAAACGAGGTTAAGAAGATACTCAAAGCCGAGGGGGTTTATTACTTCATGCCAGCAACGGGCGGCTATGGCCGCTCAGGTGTGCCCGACTTTGTATGCTGTGTTAACGGGACATTCGTCGGCATTGAGTGTAAGGCAGGAACCAACGCACCGACTGAACTACAGAAGCGGGAAGCAGATGCTATTAAGCAAGCGGGGGGTATAGCGATGGTAGTTAACGAAGGCGCAGTCCGGGGCTTGCAGGACTTCTTGCAGTTAATAAAGGAGGGGCAGGTATGAAGAGTAAAAACGATGCTGTCAATCACCCCAAACATTACACCACGCACCCAAGCGGGGTTGAGTGCATACAGATCACAGAGCATATGGGGTTTTGTCTTGGTAACGCAGTCAAATACATATGGAGGGCTGACCTAAAACACGACGCAATAGAGGACTTAAAGAAAGCAGCTTGGTATATCAACAGGGAAATCCAACGGAGAACGAAATGAATGCACTAAGCGAACTAAAAGGCTACAGCGATCATCATAAACGTGAGTTGGAAAAGGCGATTGCGTATTTAAGGGACAGAAGGATTTACGCTGTAGAGTTCCCATTTGTCCCAACTAACGCAGCACAGACTGATGTAGCACAGACAGTTGCACGTTATCGTCATCAGACGCAAGGTAAGCAGATTATTCGTGAAGTTCGTAAATATAAATAGGAGATAACATGAAGAAAATCGTAAATGAAGTGCAAGGTGAAGGTCTGGAGAAACTGTTAGGGGAGCGCGTCACGTTGTTCTGCATGAACTACATTTACACGGGGACACTAACCGGCGTGAATGATACTTGCGTGTTGCTCACGGATGCGTCGATTGTTTATGAAACGGGCGAGTTTAATGAAAAAAATTGGAAAGATGCACAAAACTTGCCGCATGATTGGTATGTGCAAATGAGCGCGATTGAATCGTTTGGAAAACTAAAATGAGGTTTTTAAAACAAAAATATCGGCTGTGGTCGTGGTCGCGGTCGTGGTCGGGGTCGGGGTCGTGGTCGGGGT